AGGGACTTGGCCTTTCAATGCTCTGTAGCCTGTTCCTATTACATTTTCCAGACCTTTACCAGCGCCACCAATCGCACCAGATAGGGCGATATCCATGGGGTCTATGTCACCACCACCAAAGGCCTTGGTTGCTCCTTGCATTGCTGCTTCAGTAGCTGCTGAGCCTGCCGCTACACCGCCAATACTCCCAAGCCTTGCCGCTGGAGTAAATGCCGCCATATTAAACGCGCCTCTTAGCATATCTTGCGCACTAAGTCCAGGTTTATTTAATGCGTACTGACCAGAAGGAAGGTTAACAATAACGTTTCCTTTTGAGTCGGTGGTAAATTCCGCGTTGGGCATATTTTCCTGAAGAACTGCTTTCGCTTTTTCTTCATCGCCAGTTGTTAATAGCCCTAAAGATGACTTGAACGCGCTCATCGACATTTCATTCATTTCTGGTGCACTACCAATCTCGCCCATTGATTCCATCTCAGGCGTCATTCTATCGGCACCTGTGAACATGTCGCTTGCTTGGTCTAGAAAGCCTTTTTCCTGTGGCTGCTCTACTGGTGCTTGCTGTGGCGCTGGCTCTGGCTGCTGCTGAGGGGCGTATTTTCCCCACGGCGTAGCCTTGGCTTGAGCTTGATAGTTCTCCCATGGTTTAGCCATTAGATAGCCTCCCAGCTTTCAGGCAATGAAGGGTCGCCTCCTAAGTATTTATATCCAGAATCAACAGCGCCTACGGTTGGGGCTTGTTGCTGGGCCGCGGCTTCTGCTGGCTGCTTATCTATCCCTTGGCTAATTCTAATTGCGTCGTAAACGCTGCCAGATTGACCCCTAATAGATTTAAACTGTCGTTCAAGGGCTTCTCTCTTTTGTTTTATTCTTGCTGGCTTATCTCCTGCTGTTGGCATATATCGATTAAAGAAATCTTTCTTCTCAAAGTCTGTTATTGCCGCGCCAGTTTCACGCCTTGCAATAGCGTTAATCATTTGTTCAGTAGAGCCGACAAAGGTTTGATCCTCTGCTGACATTGCCAAGTTACCAAGAGTTGTACCTGATAGGTATTTGTTAACCCATGCCGCGCTCATTGGGTCATAACCCTTGTCTATCATGTTATTAACGTTCTCTAACCCATCTTTAAGCGTTAAGGCAAAGCCAGCATTTTTTAGTTGACCTTCCTTTGCCTTGTCAATGACTTTTATCGCTTGCTCTTGGCTAATCGCTGATTTCATGTCAGGGGTTTTAACTTTGGCATCCGCTGGAACAACGCTTTCAGTTCCATCCGAAAAATACTTGGTCGTTGAGCCGTCGTCATTTTTTTTAATTTGAAACAATCGCTTTGGTTTGTCGTTAATAAATCCTGCCGCTGTACCAAACTGCTTAGCCCCTTCTGGGTCGGTAACCAATAACTCTTTGTACTGGGCAAAGTCCGAACCTGTCGCGGTTTTGGTTGGCCCTGCTTCCTCATCAAGCGACGAACGATAAGACTTGTATCCTGTGGGGTCGGTTGCGGCCCAGCCTGATTCGGCAATCCTAGTTAGCATTTCAGGGTCGCCGCCTGACTTATCTAACATGTTCTTGCTATGGGTCATGTCTAAACCCTTAGCTTCGCCTAGCGCTATATGAGCCTTTAAATCCATAACAGGTGTGGGAGATATAGTTAAGTCCATACCAAGCTTTGTCATGCGCTTTTTAGCTGCCTCGTCACGAATTCCGCTCATCTCATACATTTTCTTACCCATCTCTGGATTGGCAATGGCAAAATCCGCGACAGCATCCATGTCGCCAGATTTAAAAATATCCTGAGCTTGTTGTATGGTGTTCTGTCTTTGGACTTGTTGAGCTTGCTGTTGCTTACCCTGAGCATACGCAAGACCAGCGTCAGCAATAGGGGAAAAGTCAACAGGTGTAATATTGTAATTAACAGGTGACGCCAGATTAGTTAAAGCCATTATATTGTCCTCTGTTGTTGTGGATTGAAATATGAACCCGCTGCCGTTCCGATAGCGCCAAGCCCTGAACTCACAGCCTGATTACTAGCGTTTGCTGCTGCTATTTGCTGGTTGGCTTGGTTAGCGCCCATTTGGTTATACATGTTCATTTGGTCGCCGCCTATCTGCTGATACCCTGCCGCGTTTTGGCCAGCCATACCCATTCCCATGTTTGCTAGGTTGATGTATTGGTTTTGCCTATCGGCCATGTAATTAGCCCCAAGTTGTGGCGCTATACCCTCAAGTTGGGCGTAAGTAGACCCACCACGCAATCCACCGATAGCGCTTTGCGCTCTGCCTACGTCTTGAGCTGCCTGTTGTTGCTGAGCTGCAAATTCAGGGCTGTCATAGTAATCGCTATACATTTTCCCACGCTTAGAAGGGTCTGCCATGTCAGTCAATCCAGCAAGACCAATATCTCTGCCAGCTTCAAGCCAAGGCGCTCTGTCTCCTCTGGCCTTTTCGAACATACGTTCCTCTTGGGCCATACCTTCTTGTTGTAATTCCTGCTGCCCTTCTAAGGCGGCCCTTCCCTTTATTTCTGCTTGGTTGGCCGCTACCATAGTCCCGCCAGCTACGACCACGGCCGCTGTGATTGCTCCGCTCATTTATAAATCCCCCTGCTCATGCCTAACCTTAAGCACTTCGCGATAATTGCATGTAATTTCTTCATCTTGAGCGATATCTTTAACGCTGACAAGTGATAGAACCCCATCGATAAATTCAGGCTTAGAGTTAGGTGTTAATGAGTGGTTGGTATACCTTCCTACTAGAGTACGATTTAAATCCATTCTCATATCAGCAATAAAATGACCCATTTCAAAACCAAACTTTGAAAAAATACCTATCCCATTTATTTCTGACTCGCTGATGTAGACGCCGCGCTGTCTGTCAGGTATCACATCACTAGTATTAACTAGTCCTTTCATCTGCTCATCTGACATTCCAAGCTCAATCGTCAATCTTTTGACATCTTCAGAGTCAATAAACTTACTGTATTCCTCTGCTGTCTCGCAAGTTAACAGGTCTAGGGCTTCATCTGGGTCTGTCGTTTCACAGGCCCAACAGTTAAGCCACCTAATAGGCGTTAATGTTTTTGCCGCCTTCTGATTACCTGCGGGGGCAATAAACACGTTAGGCGCCTTAAAATCAGTTCTAGAGCCGTTTTCGTCTATAACTGTTATCTCGCCCTCAAGAAGTATATTAATCGTCTCATGCTTGTGTATGCGACCAACAACAACTGTATTAGCTGGTAAAATCATCTCTCTAACGTAAGCACCATTAGCAAAGTAATGCTTCAGGTGTTCAGGGCTGTTGATATCAATCGGCATTAACCCATCAATATTCTCGGCATTCTTTATTTTTTCAGCTAAAGCACTCATATTAATTTTTTTGCTTGGTAGCCTGTCTATTGGGTATGACATCGCTAATGCTTTCATATTGCCGCCATTTGGTTTGCTGAGATTTGCCCTGAAATAATCGCGTTAACCTTTAACACTATTTCATTAATTTTTGCTTTGTTTTCGTTGGTCAGGTCGGTTACTGATTGCGTGTAAACTTGGTCGTATGCAACGGGTGCCGCTGCTATGTCAGCCGTTGCTATGGCTGTAAGGTCAGCTATCAATGCGGCCAAAAGTACCACACCACCAACTACTGGCTGAGCAAAGTCTTCAGTACCAACGTTATCACCTGTTACCCCGTGGGCGCTGTTTAGCAATTCATGGTCGGACAGGTCATCAGCTACAATGATAATATTGTCAGCGTTAGTCGATATGTCATCGGCATTAGTCGTAATATTGTCAGCATTAGTCGCAATGTTGTCAGCATTAGTCGTAATATTGTCAGCATTAGTCGCAATGTTGGCGGCGTTGACTATAATATTAGCTTCGTTCTGCTCTACCTGTTCAAGCAAATCGTCAGAATTTCTAGCAATTTCAATAAAGTTTTGAAGGTTTGTCAGATAGTCATCTGTCATTATGTCAGGCCAGCCAGTAAGGCTAGTAATATTTGACGCACTAAGATTTAATGATGCTATAGAATTGGTGAATTTGTCAGCCATTATGAAAACACCACCTTTAAGTTAGCGAGGGACATTCTAGAGCGAGAGGCACCCCGAAACCTAATGCCTATATAGTGCCTAACAAACCCAAAGGGCTGTCTAACAATAAATCTCTGGTCATAGTCGTAATTAGCCCCCATTTCAACCCAGTGCTCAGGCACATAGTGACGGCCGTTTCTGGTTACTGACAGGGCAACCGTTGCGTCCTCATCTGGAGATATGCCCGAAATGGTTTCAAGCATTAGCTGGTGAACAACTTTACCCTCAAGATTAATAAAAGGAGTGTCAATTATCCACTCAACTATATCACTATAGTGAGTACAAATAGATTGGTCTAATAATCCTATCTGTGAATCGCGCTTGTCTCCCACTATCCATTTAGCCGATTCTGGGTCAAGTATGGGGTTTTTAGCTCTGTATGTTAAATCTCCTACCAAGTCAGATTTTAATATAGTCCAAGCGTTATCAAGGCCCATTTTTTCGGCTATGGTTTCATTAAACATTAACGTATGATTTGGTAGGTTAAATATAACCAACTTCATGTTATCTCTAATCATCGCGTTCACAGTGGCGTTAGTAAAATCATCCTCCGTGTACTGAGCTATTATTTTATCGGTCTCTCTCGTTGATATAGAGTTCCCAGAGCCAAGCGATACAACATGAAAAGACGCGGCCGACTCTTTGCGTCTGCCTATAACGTACCATTTTCCGTCCATCTCTACTTTGCAGTGAGTGCCCATAATGCCAAGTTTTAGGGCTTTTTGTGTAATGCGCCTAAATGCAAAGTTCTCGCTGCCAATGTTTACAAACGACTCTATTGAAAGAGAGCCAAAAACAATAACCTCGTTATCTTCACTTCTGCCGATGCCTTCAGAAGGGTCTGGGGACGTCTGAGCATTACCAAAATCTAAAGGTAAATAACTTTCTTCATCAAGAATGTCAGAATGATAAATATTCTCTCCATCAGTCAAAAAGAAATACCCGTCAACCCAAGTTATATCGATTGGTGCGCCAACATCAGCGTCAGTTATTTGTCTCAACCCTTTTGCTGGTGAGTAATAATAAAGCCTCCCATCTGCAACAATAGCCAAATTGTTAAATGAGTAAGTCATTGATACTTCTTCGCTGCCAGATATAGCGCCGATAACAGTAACGGTCGAATCAGTATTGACCTTTATTAGATACTGTCCACTAACTCGATAGTGGCCTGTAAGGTCTTTAGCGCTAACCCAGATAGCGCCACGGTCTACACCTTGACCCGTTGCATATTCTGAAATGCCATACCAGTTAATCAGATAGCCGTTGGTTTCAAGCACATCTCTGGGGACAACAAACATATTAACGGGGAGTGAATCGCGGTATTCAGTATTATTGTCTACTGATTCCCCTTTGATTAATCCTATCTGCATTGCTGGCATGATTTAACCCTCTTTGAAATTGGTTAAATTATATCACATACATCTGATTAGGCCACAAAGGGGGTTATGAAGGGGATACTATAAAGTTATAGTAAAAATAAAGCCCCTAAAGTAAAGGGCTACTTTCTTGATATTGATTTAATCTGCTGATTGGAATCTAGTCGTAAA